GTCTGGGAGAGCGGCGGCTCTTCGAGGCGAAGGTCGATTTATCCTGACTACAAGCAGCATCGGCGTCCTGAGAAGCTGAATCGATACTATGAGGATGATATTCCCCAGACAGTGTCAGATAGGAACACACAGGTAGCAGCGCTCATAAAGCTCCTGCAGCTATTGCCTGTTTGCCAGATCTACGGTCAGGACTGTGAGGCAGATGACATCATCGGTTACATCTGTCGCTATATGCACAAGGAATGCCTTCATGTCATTCTGTCCGCCGACAAAGATTACTATCAGCTGATTCGTGACAATTCGATTATTTACTCACCTACCTGGAAGAAGCTTGTGGATACACAAGATGTCATCACACGATTTGGAATTCATCCAAATAACTTTGCATTAGCAAAGTCAATTTGCGGAGATGATTCTGATAATATCCCAGGTGTTCCAGGCGTGGGCTTTAAGACACTTGTGAAGCGATTTCCATTTCTGGTAGAAGACAAGGACGTGCTTGTCGATGACATCATCAACAGCGCTCGTGAGCAACAAGGGTCGAAAGTAAAAATCTTCAAATCCATTGTCGAGTCAGAAGATCTCATTAGACGAAATTGGAAACTCGTCTATCTTGACACATCCTCACTAAGCCAACAACAAATAGAAAAAATTGGGTTTACGTGTGATAAATGGCAACCCCATCGCGATAAGATAGAATTCATGCGCGAATCAAGAAAGATAGGCATTAGAAACTTTGATATTGACAATCTTTTCTACTCGATGAATCACATCGGTGCTAAATGAGCGAAGCATTTTTCGGCCAATACGGCAAGCAGTTCCAAGAGACGATCTTTCAAGCGTTGCTGTCAGATCGAAGCTGGGCAATGCAAATGATCGAGGTGATGACGCCTGAGTACTTTGATCTCAAGTACCTGCAGTATCTCTGCAAGTCATACTTCGAGTATCATCATCGCTACAAGGATTTTCCAACCCTATCATTGATCGTCACTATCATCAGAGATGATCTTCGTGAGGGCAAGGACACAATCCTTCGTGACCAGATCATCGATTATCTCCAGCGGATGCGCACCAGCCCGAATATGGGTGACCTGCAATACGTCAAGGATAAATCTCTTGACTTCTGCCGCAAGCAGGCGATGAAAGAAGCTCTTGAGAAAGCCGTCGAAATGATTGCGACTGATAATCTTGACTCTGTCGTCGGCCTCATGAAGGATGCCCTTGCAGCAGGAACACCCGCTTCTGTGGGTCATAACTTCTTCGAGGACACGGAGGCACGCTTCATCAGGACGCAGCGTCTTGTCTGCCCAACGGGATTGCCACAAATTGACGCCCCTGACATTCTAAATGGCGGATTGGGTCGAGGAGAGCTTGGAGTGATTATCGCGCCGACGGGGGTGGGCAAATGTAGTGTCAAAGAGACAGATATTTACATTCGCTACACGGGAATCAAGATCAATGGCCGACGATACAAGCCCTGGGATTGGGTCGAGACAAAGAGGGGACGCATCAGAGCACGAGACGTCATCGCCACAGATGAGCTTATCTGAGGATGACACATTAGAATGCTTGCTATGCGGCCTCAGAGCGAATCAACTTGTTAGTCACGTCACGCGTCATCATAAGATGCAGACAACTGAATATTATTTAATGTTTCCGGGTGCAAAGCTGTCACGTCTGACAGCCACGCAAAAGCAAAAGATGATAGACACAAAGAGCGCAAAATCATCTAAGCACAAGCAGAACAAGCAAAAACAGCAAGAGCGGCGTGATGAAGTTGCTAATGATGAGTTGTTGAGATGCGAGATTTGCGGATTTAAATCAGCACTATCTTTAATCTCACACATCACTAGAAAGCACAATACTCCGATGCCTGATTACAGACAGCGCTATCCAGACGCAGCTGTGCAGAGAAGTGCTCCTTCTCAAAAAAGATCGCTCTCAGAATCGTTAAAGAAGAAGCTCGAGGATGAAGACGAGCGCCAGCGCTTTATGGACTGGCGGTCATTCCCGTCTGAGATCAAGCATTGGACACGTAAGGGCTTTACTGAGGAAGAAGCACTGCAGAAAGTTGCCGCTTTTCAAGGCACACAGTCATTAAAGGGTAATAATGATGCTACGAGAGCGATAAGAAGCAATCTGTATTCAGGTGAAAGTAACCCTATGTCATTACAAAGCCTGGCAAAAAAGAACAATGTTTCTATTTCAGAAGCGTTAAAATTGACACCTTGTTATGGAAGAGTGGGATCTCTACATCCCATGTTTGGGAAAAAACATACAAGCGAATCTCTCGCAAAAATTGCAAGCGCACCCCATCTTTCGAATCCAAGCTACAGATCGTCAGGAGAAATAGAGCTTGAAAATTTTTGTAGAACAATTTGTAATGATGTCGAAACAAACAAGAGAATTTCTTGTTGGAACGTCGATGTAGTTTCTTGGACAAAAAAAGTCGTCATTGAGTTCTTTGGAGACTTTTGGCATATGCACCCAGCCAAATATGGTCTCAATGATATACACCAGCTTTTTAGAAAACCTGCAAGTCATATATGGGCAAGAGATGAGAAAAAGATAAATGACTTAAAAAATAGAGGTTTTAAAGTTATTATTATTTGGGAGCGGGATTGGCGTCTCGATAGAGAAACCCAGCTACAAAGGATACAAGATGCTTTCTATTCAGTATGAAGATGTTGAGGAAAAGGTCCAAATCGGTCACTTTTTCGATTCCATTGATTTTAATAGCGATGCCGAACCCACCTCACCCGATGGTGATTCTTACACAAATTGTGCCTGGCCCGTTGAGGTTCTTTCTCTGGACGGTTATTACCCTGTTGAAGGAGTTCGTTGGACACCTGAAGACAGGGTCTATCGTGTGTCAATCAAGACAGATGTGGGCATCAGGAATATCGAATGCGCCGACAATCATCTGATCTTATGTCAAGAGCCTTCTCAGTGGACAAAAGCTGTCGATCTGGTGCCTGGATCGAAGGTCGTCGATCGAACCGGAATCGGTGAAGTGCTCTCAGTGACAATGCTAGAGAGAACCGAGCGTTTGTGCGACCTACAGGTGGCGATTTCTCACTCGTATTATACGAATGACATCTTGTCACATAACTCACACTTTCTCGTCCAGATGGGTGCTGAGGCACTTCGAGTCGGCAAGAATGTAGTGCATTACACATTTGAGCTCACTGAGACGGCCGTCGGCCTGCGATACGACTCTAATCTTTGCAATATCCCAAGTAATAACGTCATCGACAGGAAAGATGAGGTTCTCGACTTCTACAAGAAAGAAGCGTTGGGTCGCCTGATCATTAAAGAATATCCAACAGGCACACCGTCTGTTCAAACTTTAAGAAATCATATCGAAAAGCTTCTGCTCAAGTCATTCGTCCCAAGCGTAATCATCATTGACTACGCCGATATTATGAAGTCATCACGTAAGTTCGACTCTCTTCGTCATGAACTTAAGCTTGTCTATGAAGAGCTCCGAAACATGGCAATGGAACTTGGCGTCCCAATTTGGACGGCATCACAAGCAAACAGAGATGCCTCCAATTCGGAGATTGTCGGTCTTGAGAATATGAGTGAAGCTTATGGTAAAGCGATGGTTGCAGACGTTGTCCTCTCCATCTCTCGTAAGCCCAATGAGAAAGCCTCAGGTGCCGGCCGAATCTTCGTGGCAAAGAACAGAGCAGGTCGAGACGGCATGCTTTTCCCGATGAAGATTGACACTTCGATGTCAAAATTTACGTTGCTTGAAACTGATGAGATGTCTTTTAATGACGTAGTCAAGGCTGATGGTACGTCGATGAAGACATTGCTCAAAGAGAAGTGGAAAGAGATTAACGGAAAGTAGTGAGTGTGTATTTTTTCTCAAGGAGTTAAGAATGTCTAGTGTTGAAACTCAGCTCATGAATGAGACATCTGAGTATTTTGAAGGTGATGAGCTCGCGCCAGATGTGTTTTTGAAGTATGCGCTTCGCGACTCTTCTGACAAGCTTTTAGAGACCAATCCTGACCAGATGCATCGTCGTTTAGCACGTGAATTTGCTCGAATTGAGTCGAAGTATCCGAATCCCCTCAGCGAAGAGGAGATCTACGGGCATATGAAGCACTTCAAGGAGATTATCCCGCAGGGTTCACCGATGTCTGGTGTCGGAAATCCCTATCAGTTGCAGTCGCTGTCAAACTGCTTCGTCGTAGATCAACCTCACGACAGCTATGCCGGCATTCTCTTTGCTGATCAGGAGCAAGTCCAGATCATGAAGCGCCGCGGCGGCGTAGGTTTTGACATCTCAACGATTCGTCCCAAGGGACGTCCCACGTCAAATGCAGCTCGCACGACTGACGGCATTGGCGTCTTCATGGAGCGATTCTCGAACTCATGCCGAGAGGTTGCTCAGGGCGGCCGCCGTGGAGCGCTGATGCTCTCGATCGATTGTCGACATCCAGAAATTGAAACTTTCATCAACATCAAGCGTGACCTGAAGAAGGTGACAGGTGCGAATATCAGCATCCGATTCACTGATGAGTTCATGCGTGCTGTCGAATCAGGTTCTGATTTCACTCTACGCTGGCCTGTTGAGAAGTCACCCGATGTTGCTGAGATTACACACGTCGTCAATGCTAAGCAGGTATGGGACAAGTTCGTCGATGCTGCATGGGCCTCAGCTGAGCCTGGTGCTTTGTTCTGGGATAACGTTACAAAGAATGGAACCGCAGACATTTATGAGTCGATGGGTTATAAGTCAATTTCGACAAATCCTTGTTTATCTGGTGATGTTGAAGTTGCGGTTGCTGATGGCAGGGGATACATTTCGATTAGGCAATTAGCAGAAGAGGGACAAGATGTTCCTGTTTATGCGCAGGATGATAGTGGAAAGCTCGTAATAAAGAAGATGCGCAATCCACGCGTGACTGGATATTCTCAAGAAGTATATAAGGTCACAATCGAAGGTGGTCACACATTTAAGGCGACAGGGAATCATAAAATGATTCTTCGCGATGGCACTCGTCGTGAAGTGAAAGATCTTCTCCCGGGCGACTCTCTCTGGATCGCTCATCACGCTCATGCGAAGTTCAATGAAGCACTTCCAGGAGTGAAGGCGACGACATCACAATACTATAGCTGGATGCGTGACTGCAACTCAAAGTCATGGCGCTCTAGTCACAGAACGATTTGGGAATATCATAATAATCGAAAGCTTTCGAAGAACGAAGTAATACATCATGTCGATTTTAATGCTTTAAATAACAATATTGAAAATCTTCGATGCATGAGCAAAGATGAACACGATAAATATCACGCAGAATTGAAGATGGGAGAGAATAATCCAATTTTTAAGGTGAAGGCAGATCCTGAAAAGTATGCTCAATTTATCAGTCGTCTTTCTGCTTCGACTCGCGGATTCAATAATCCACGATCGTTTAACGTTTCTGACGAAGATTTATATTCACATGTTTTAGGATTAACTCGACAATTAGGTCGCCGAGTCAATAAAAACGATTGGTCTCAATACACGTCAGATAAAGACGTTCCCGCTTGGCCGGGTAAGTTTAGGTTCGGCGGAAATAAATTTAGCAATTTATGCTTACAAGCAGCGAAGGAATGTGAAATTCGTGACGAACTAATTAACTTAGACGGAAGGATGGCTCGTCGAGCTCTCGAGGCCGAGGGAAATGGATATAAGTGGAAGGTTCATGAAAATGAACTTTTAGTTTCTCGTGAATGTGAATGGTGTAATGAAATTTTTTGGACTGATTACGATCGACGAGAAATTGCATTTTGCGGTCACACATGCGCAAACTTTTATGCAAATAGGGTATCAGGGAAAAACCAAAAGCGAACCGAGACTCTACAATCGATGCATAAAACACGCGCAGAGTCTAGTAGAAAGAATCAATTGAACGCATATTTGAATGCGCGATTTAATCTCGGAAGGACTCCTCTTCTAAATGAATGGGTTGAAGAATGCAAGAGAATGAACATTCCTCATAGAGTCGGCACGAAAAATGGTTTCTTGTCTTGGACACAGTTGAAGCAGGAAGCAGAGATTTCAAATCACAAAATCATCTCGGTTGAATATGCTGGGATTGAAGACGTATATAACGGAACGGTCGACGAGGTTCATAATTTTTGTTTTAGAGTAGGTAGCGAAAAGCTGGAGAGTATTGAGAAAGACGTCGATATTCTTCTTGCCAACCAACAATGTGGAGAGATTCCACTGTCGCCATATGACTCTTGCCGTCTCATGGTTCTTAACCTCACGTCGTTCGTTAACGAGCCATTTTCGTCCTCGCCTAGTTTTGACTTTGATAGGTTTTATCAGGTTGCTATGAAGGCCCAGCGTCTCATGGATGACCTTGTTGATCTCGAAGTCGAGTGCGTCGATCGGATTCTTCAGAAGATTGATAGTGATCCTCAGCCTGCCAATGTGAAGGCAGTCGAGCGTGACCTGTGGCTCAAGATCCGTGCTGCTGGTCTTAACGGACGGCGCACTGGCTTGGGTGTCACTGGCCTGGGCGACGCAATTGCCGCTCTGGGTGTTCGCTATGGCACTGATGAGTCAGTCAAGGTAACTGAGCAGATCTACAAACATCTCGCAATGGGCGCACATGCCTCTTCTCTGATTCTTGCGAAGGAGCGAGGTGCCTTCCCTGTCTTCAGCTACGAGAGGGAGCGGGGTCACAGCTATCTCGAACGTGTCATCTCTGCAACAGAGGATAAGCTGCCCAATGCGCTCACGATGTGGCAGACGACAGGACGACGTAATATTGCCCTCACGACTACAGCACCGGTCGGCTCTGTTTCGTGTCTCACTCGTACTACCTCGGGTATCGAGCCCGCATTCCTCCTCTCCTACAAGCGTCGCCGCAAGATCAATCCAAATGACATCAGCACACGTGTTGATTTCGTCGATCCGCTGGGTGACAAGTGGCAGGAGTACACCGTCTACCACCATTGGTTCAAGAAGTGGATGGAGATTACTGGCAAGTCTGAGCCGCAGGACAGCCCATACTGGGGCGGCACGGCGAATGATATTGATTGGGAGAAGAGCGTAGACATTCAGGCGGCCGCCCAGCGATGGGTTGACCACAGCATCTCAAAGACTTGCGTTTCTGGCGACGCACTTGTTGA